AAGTGTTCTACGGCAAAGCCTTCGATGCCTCGGCTGAGAACGTGCGCCCTGACTGCTGGTCTAACGATGGCCTGAAGCCCGATGCAACCATTGATGCCCCTGTGCACAGCGCCTGCGCTGACTGCCCAAACAACGTGCTGGGCTCCAAGATTCTGCCATCGGGTGCCAAGTCCAAGATGTGCGCTGACCAGCGTCACCTCGCTGTTGTGGCCGCTGCTGACCCCACAAAGGTCTACAGCCTGACTGTGCCTGTAAGCGGCATGAAAGCTCTGCGTGAGTATTTCAAGGAACTGGGCAACTACGGCATTGGGCCAGAAGAAGTCGTGACCGAGTTGGGCTTCGATGACGCAGCCAGCTTCCCCAAGATCGTCTTTAAGCAGAAGGGCTATGTGCCTGAGAAAGCCATTGATCGTGTGGATAACTTGTTGGCAAGTGACTCTGTTAAAGTGGCCACTCGCCAGATGGCTCCCACAGCTGCTGGCCCAGCACTGGCTGCGCCAAAGACACAGACTGCGATCGCTGCGCCTGCCGTGGATGACGCCTATGAGGAAGAGGCCGCAACACCAGCACCTGTTGTTTCCGCGCAACCCAAGACCAAGCCTACAGTTGCCCCAGTAAAAGCGTCGGATGAATTGGCTGCCAAGCTCGACAGTCTGTTTGACGAGTAATAGAATCACAGCTCGTTAAGGGCTCCCCGGCTTAGGCCGGGGTTTTTCATCTAGGGGCATATTTTGGACACCAAACACTTTCTTACTCGCGTTTTTGCCCAGACAGACGAACTCGTTATCTGCACCCACAAGCCTGACAGGTCAGGCCAAAATCCACGTGGGATATTCTGGAACAGAGGCTCGTTCGCCGACATCGACGACGCGGTCGCATCAATCATTGACTGGGACTCAGAGCCCAACACCACCGTCTACTTTGGCGTTGGTTCATTTGCCGGACACGGCTACATAGACGACAACAACAAACAGAAATGGCAGCGCAAGCAAGAGCATGCGCAGTGGTTCAAAGCACTGGCTCTCGACCTCGACATCGGTGCAGACAAACCATATCAAACACAGAAAGAAGGCTGGGCCGCAATGGTCGCAGCACTCAAGACAATCGGCATGCCAATGCCCATGGTCATCTCATCCGGTAACGGCATTCACTGCTACTGGCCACTTATTGCCAGCGTGCGCAAAGACCACTGGGTCAAGGCATCTACTGCGCTGCGCATCGCGCTAGAGGAGAACGGCGTTGAAATCGACACCTCAAAAATTCATGACCCATCCATGGTGCTCCGCCCCGTTGGCACGCACCACAAGAAACAGCAACCATGGAAGGACGTCCGGTGTGTTGCGGACTGCCCAGACTACGATGCTGCTGCGCTCTTCACAACGCTCAAGCCGTGGTTCGGCAAGAGTGCCAAACTATCATCCAACTCACTCACGCCCCGCGCAGGCAAGCCCAAGTCCTCAATCCTCGACGCAGTGCTCAACTCCAACGACATCGTCATTGATGCCGTGGCATCTCGTTGCGCCCAGCTCGGCGCTCTTGTTGCCTCTGGCGGTGTGCTTGATGCTGCTGGACGTCCTGTAGAAGAGCCGCTGTGGCGTGCATCACTGGGGTTGGCCAAGCACTGCACGGATGTTGCAGACGCGGTGACGAAGCTCGCTGGCAAGCACAAGGACTTTGACCTCAACACCAACCTCGACAAGATCAACGGTTGGAAGGGTACAGGCCCAACCACCTGCGCCAAGTTTGAGCAGCTGTGCTCCAAGGGCTGCGAAGGATGCCCGAGCCGTGGAAAGATCACAAGCCCTGCGCAGTTGTCTGTTGTGACCGAGGTGGCTGTTGAGAACGAGGCTGGCGAAGAAGTTGTGTTGACGCTGCCGCCCACTTACGTGGTGCAAAACAATCAGATTTACCGCGAGGTGAAGATCGAAGTCGTCACGAAGGATGCCAATGGTAACGACGTGGCGCAAGAGGTTATCGAGCTGGAGCACGTGAGCCAGTACGAGATGCACATCACTGGTGTGTACAACGACAACGAGAGCGGCAAGGCTGCGTTCAAGCTGCTGGTCAAGTACCCCATGACAGGCTGGAAAGAGACAGAGCACGACATTGCAGTGCTCGCTTCCATCGGCAAAGACTTCAGCACGTTCTTGCTGAATCGTCAGGTCTTTGTGAAGAGCATTCCCCAACAAGAAAAACTGAGAGGCTACTTAATGGATTACTTATCAATGGTGCAAAAGCAAGCACCCACAGGTCAAGACTTCGTCAGCTTCGGCTGGCAAAAAGACGGCTCGTTCATGTGCGGTGCCGCACTCCTTGGTGCCCCTCACGGAGCGACAGACACACGCCTGCGTGGCCCAGCAGCACACTTTGCAAACCTAATCGGACCGCACGGCACCAGAGAGGGCTGGATCAGCGGCATGGAGATGCTGAATCGCCCGGGTACCGACACGATGCGCTCAGCTGTCTTGTTGGCGTTGACTGGCATCATTGGGCCTGTGGCTGGGAACGCTTCCATCTTGGTGTCAATTTACTCACCAGAAACGACTACAGGCAAGACCTTGTCGCTCATTGCAGCCAACAGCCTGATCGGTAGCCCTAAGCCCCTGTTTCTAAACCAGAAGGACACCATGAACGCGCTGTACAAGCAGCGCGGTGTGTTCAACAACTTGCCGTGCTGTATTGACGAGTTGACTGCAGCTGACGACAAAGACATGGCTGACATGGCGTACCAGTTGAGCATGGGGCGTGAGAAGATGTCCATGACCAAAGACCGCGAGCTGCGTGACCCTGCAACGTGGGACGGCCCGACGATAGGTTCATCCAACATATCGCTGCATCAGAAGTTTGAGGCCGCGCAGGCGGGCAACGAGCCGCTTAAAGCACGATGCCTAGAGCTACCCCAGCATGACCGCACGTTCGTCGCTACAAGGCCCGATGGCAAGAGCGATGGCTATGAGTTCTTCGACCTCATGGCTGAGAACAACGGCTGGGCATTCCCTGAGCTGGTGCAGTTTGTGCTGGACAACGGTGGGCAGAAGAAGGCGTGGGAGTGGGCAGAGCGATCGTTCGACAAGACTTTTGGATTTACCTTCGAGCCGCAGGAACGCTTTTACCGCACAGCCATCATCTCTTCGTGGGGCATGGGCACCATCGGTGCCAAGCTGGGCTTGTTCCCGTTTGATGTGAAGGCTACTGTTGAGTACTTGATCGAGCATGTCAAGAAGACACGCCAGTCTGCCATCGACAACAAAATTGATGTGTTCGACACCGTGGGCCAGTTCCTCGCTGAGCATAACGACCAGTTGGTGGAGTGCAAAGAGAAGTACGGCTCAGGCGTGGAGCAAGTCACTATGCCAGCACCAGAGCGTGCGGTGGCCCGGGTCAAGATTGTGTACGACGACAAGACACCCGTGATGCCGGGGAGCTTGGTCTACATCAACGCAGACCGCCTTCGTCAGTGGCTCAAGACCAAGCGTGACGGGCTTGACCGAGTTGAGCGGGAACTGGAAGATGAGAGCGCCCTGATTCGCCGCCGTGAGCGCGTGACCATGTTCAAGGGTTGCCCCAAGCATGCGCCGGGTCAGATGCAGTGTCTGGTTGTGAACCTGAATCACCCACGTTTCATCGACAGCCTGACGGGCACAATGGCGCGTGCACAGAGTAAGATCGCCCTTGCAGTATTAGGAGCAGTTGCATGAGTATTGATTCGATCGAGTTGTGGCACCGTAGGGGTCGGCCTGACCCCACCGCCCGCGAACTGGACATTCAGATGGGATGCCACGTGGAAGAGTTCGTGGAGATGCTGGACTGCGTGCAGTTTGACGGCACATGGAACAACCTGCGCTACGAGATCAAGCTGCTGGCTGACCGCCTCAAAAGCGGGCAAGAGCACGCCGTCATCTGCGATCGCAAAGAGATGCTGGACTCGCTGGCCGACCAGATCGTCACGTCTGTGGGTGTTGGCCACTGTGCCAACATGAAGATGACCGATGCAGTCGATGCAGTCAGCAAGTCAAATTGGTCAAAGTACGACGAGAACGGCAACCCTGTGTTCAACGAACATGGGAAAATAGCGAAGGGAAGCAACTACAAGCCCCCTGTGCTGAACAACCTTTACTGAGGAACAACCATGCCACGCGACTACAAGAAAGAGTACGCCAACTACCAAGGCAAACCCGACCAAATTGCCAACCGTGCAAAGCGCAACGCTGCCCGCTCTGAGATGGAAAAGAAGGGTGTGGTGTCCAAGGGTGACGGCAAGGACGTCGACCACAAGACGCCTATTGCCAAAGGTGGCGGCAACGGATCAGGCAACCTGCGTGCAGTGCCCAAGTCCGCTAACCGCTCCTTTGCGCGTACCCGCAGCGCGGGTATGAAGTGATTACTTCTTTTTGAGGGTAGCAGCGTTCGTCTTCGCGTTGTACTTGTACTCGCTTGTCGAACGCCCACTTGCCTTAGCGGCTCGATCTTTCGCTCGGCCAGCGTTACCGAGGGCTTGGCGCTCCGCACCCTTGGCAGTCAGCTTTCCGCCCGCTAGATCACCGCGCTTAGTCAGAATAGCAATCGCCATCCCTCTTGCATTTTTGTTGCCCCCGGCAGCAAGCTGCCGAGTTAGCCGGTTTTCAAGGGCAGGCATTACTTCTTGGCTTTGGCCATGCAAGCGCCCATCTTGGCGCACTTGGCTGGGTTGGGGCACTTGGCACATGGCTTGAAAGGGGCAGCTTTTTTGCCTGCGGGGGCCTTAGCCATCATCATTTTTCCGTTCATCATGGGATTCTCCAGTTGGGGTTAACGGTGCTTCGCGGTTTTTGCAGCAATCTTTTTGGGTTGCGCTACAAACTGTTTCCCCGCAGCTTTGCCAGCGCGTTTCGCACGCGTTGTTGCAGCATACTCAGCAGGGCTAAGACTTTTAATCGCAGACTCAGGTAGATACCTTTCGCCCGTGTCAGATGATCGTTTTCCACTTTTGGTTCTCCAGTTCTGGTCAGTCCAGTTTTTGAGGGATTTTTGAGGGGCTTTCAATCTCTGTACCCCCCGCCAGCGGCTTTGTATTTCTTGGCCACGAGCTGCGCTTTTCTGGCTGACCATTGGCCTGCACCAGTACCTTGTGTAGCTGCGGCTTTCACCTGAGACACGATCTTCTTGCGAAGCGTGGGTTTGGTGTAGTTGCCAGCAGCATTGACTGTGGATTTGGTTTTGGGTTTCGTAGCCATATCAGCAGTTCCAAGCCTTGAGGGAGAGCGCCTTGCGGGTAGGTTGGCCCTTCTCGTCTTTCATCGGACCCGGCATCCCAGACATGCGTGCGCAGAAGCTGTCACGGCGTGCAGCGTCTTTGGCGTTCTTGGGGTTAGGTGCTGGCGGCTTGAGCCCCGGCTTGCCGGGGTTTGCTTTGTTGTACGAAGCACGCCCCTTGGCGTTGAGCCCGCCCTTGGGGTCTTTGCCTTCTTTGCGTGTCCACGCTGCTGTCTTTGCCATCACTCTTCTCCTCTGGCTTTTGCCATTGCTTCTTGCATACGATCTCGCAGGTCGTCGAGCTCTCTGTCCAGTGCCTCGTAGTCGGGGTAGCCTTTGCGGTACTCCTCACGTTTGGCCTTGGTCATTGCAGCCTTATAGTCCTTCTTGATGTCCTTGAGCTCTTTGCTCTTGTAGAACGCAGCCTCGTCGACGTTGAACTGGTACAAGCCAAGACCACCCAGTGTGCGAGCCAAGAACATGGAACTCTTCTCGACACCTGTGGGGCCCATGGCACCGTCCTTCAGCTGGCCAATCTGATCCCAGAACTTAGTGGTCACAACTGGCGGTGCCATTGTGTCATA